GGATTAAGAGACGCATTAGACGCTGCGATAAGCGGAACAGACGATTTAAAAGGAGCGCTTCAGGGAGTTGCTCAAGGATTTTTAAGAACAATGCAGCAAGCGTTCTTAAAGCAAGCGTCAGACAACGCTATGATTGGCTTGTCTAAAGCTTTACCAAGCTTTTTCCAAATGCCTGTGACGAAATCTCAAGGAGGTTATATTCAAAAATTTGCTAGCGGTGGTTTTGTAACTGGAGGTTCTGGAATTAGAGACGACGTTCCTGCAATGCTGAGTTCAGGCGAATACGTTATGCGTAAATCTGCGGTTCAAAAATACGGAGCAGAGAATATGGCGAAAATGAATAACGGCGGCATCTTTTTGCCCGGTGTTCGTGGAGGATCGGAAATTTCTGGATACGATCAATTATCTAAATTCGCAAACCAAACAACAACAAGCGGCGCTACTGACGTTTTAAGAGGAAGCAAATCAACAGCGTTCGCTAACCTTGAAGATCAAAGCGCAAGACTTTCTAGATTTGGATTGATGAACGAAGATACAATCAAGGGAGAAATTACAAGCGCTCAACAACAAGGTTTGGATATTATGGCTCAAAGAGAAGCTTACAGAACGCAGCAAAGAAAAGCTATGCAGCAGCAAATAATTAGTACTGTAGCAGCCGCTGCTTTGTCTTATGGATTTGGAAAATTAGGATCAAAGGGTTCGGCTCCAAAAACAACAGGAACGGGAGCGGGAACTAAAGCGTCCGATTTAAAATTATTAAATTCGATTGATACATCGAAGATGTTTAAATTAGACACTAATAGTTCTTTTATGAATTTTACGCCAGGTAAGGCTTATGGCGGAATGATTCGCGGATTTAACAACGGCGGCGGACCAACAGATGATATTCCAGCTCTTTTAATGGGCGGCGAATATGTTATGGATCGCGGAACTGTTCGTAAGTACGGTAAACAATATTTAGATTCAATGAATTCTGGCCGCGCCAAATTCGCAGAAGGTGGATACGCTGGCGCAGAAACAGAAACAACAACAGAATCAAATGATTCAAAAGCCAAAGTTGACGCAGCAACAGGAACAGCGGTTAATATTAGTATCAATGTTTCTGGCGGTAGTTCATCTACTGAGTCACAAGGTCAAACATCACAAGGCGGCGTAGATTACAAGAAAATGTCAGAACGGATTAAGGCTGTAGTGCTTGAAACCATTAACGAAGAAAAACGTTTAGGAGGAGCACTCAGAAGTAGATAATGAAGTCATCAGTATCAAACTACGAAAATAGTTTATACATTAGTGGCGTCAAAGTATTTGGCGTCAATAGTGTTAATTTTGGCTACTCTCTTCCTGTTGATCACGTTAATGTAATTGGTTATTCAAAGTTTAAAACATTTACTTCTAATCCGCCGCAATCAACATTAAGCGTTCAAAAGTATTTGTCGCCTTCTGATTTCTTTTTAAATTTTACTGGAGTAACTCCTGTAAGCGGAAATGTAAATTATAACGGAAAGAATTTTGGCTTTGAGTCTGCTTATTTGTCATCGTATTCTGTTGCTTGTTCTGTTGGTAATTTCCCAAATCTTAGCGCGAGTTTTTCTATATTTGGACAAGTTGGTTCTGGCGTTGGATCAACTGGAGCCTCAGAAACTGGCAAACTATCAGTTATAAGACCAAATGATATTACTATAGAGTGTGATGGTAGCGGCACTAATAGAATTGAATCATTCACTTACTCAGTAGAATGCAAAAGAGAACCGTACTATCATCCAACTGGCAGTTTGCCAACAGAAGTATCTACTATAAAGCCTTTTAAAGTTAATGCGGAATTTACTATAGCTGTTGATGACTATCAATCAAAAAGGGTTCTTGATTATATAGTTGACTCTAATAAGCGCCGAATTAAAATAAATGTAGGATCATTAGCCTCATTTACAATGGAGAATATGGAATTAATTAGTGAATCATTAAACTCATCCGCAACTGATGATTTAGTGATAACTCTTAGTTATCAAGGATTTATCTAATGTCTTTCTTTTACGATAGAGATCAAAACGTAACTGGCTCTATTCCAGCGTCGTTGGCGTTCACGCCTTCTTATGGAATGTCTGTTAGTTTTTCTGCTGAATTAGCGTCTTATACTACAACGGATAACTATATGCACGTTATGCCAAAAGGCTTAAACCATTTGCAAATGGAAATGAATATGCCGTTTGAAAATAGAAAGCAAGAAGATGCGCGCAAGATTGCTGGCTATTTTGAATCGTTAAATGGAACTGGATATTTTCAATATACTGACGCGGCTCAAATATATAAGCCGATCAATATGTTCTGTTCAAATATAGATAATTCTTTTAATGAGAATGATCTTCATACAGTTAATGTTTCTTTGAGTTCGGACCAATCATCAAGTTTATTAAATTGGTCTGCGCCATTTATTACAGGAAGTTCTTTAAAAGGAAATTACTCTACTGGAGTAGCGTATAGTAAATATGACGTTGTTAGAAACACAGGAGTTAATGCTAACAATATGTATGATTCTTTTTACTATGTTACAGGAGACATTTCCACAGGACAAAATACAGGAATAAGTGATTCAAGATTTAGCAAAGAGTTCTTTTTTCAGCCAACTTATCCTACACAAACAACAAAAGAAACTTCAGTGGTGAAAACCGAAATGCCGTACTCGTTTACGAAAAGAACTGATTTCGGGCTTCATGCTAATGTTTTAAAATCATTGAAATTAGATTTCAAAGGTGTATCTGACGCTGAAGCAAGATGTATTCTTCACTTCTTGATTGGCAAACAAGGATTCAGAAAGTTCCAATATAAATTTCCAAAGATATACAACCAGAACAAATTCTTTTACGCTCCTGAATGGAGTCATACTTTTGTTTATAAAAACGTTAATGATATTTCGGTTTCAATGATAGAAGATCCATTAGGAGCAAGAAAGGTTTACTAATGAGAAAACTAATTTCATACGAAATGCAGGAAATGTTTGTTGGTTCAGAAGGAGCTTTTGAACCATCAAAAAATACTGGACAATACATTTCTCGTTTAGACTTTATCCAAAATTACGGATTTAACTTTAACGTAAATCGTCAGCCTTTAAAACAAATTGGATCGTCCGCTTTTGCCTCTCGTGAAAGCCAACTTGCACCAGATGTTTCTTTAAGTCTGAGTTATCTTCTTAATGATGGATGGAATGAAAAGCATTTAGGGTTAGATGTATCTAATTCGTCTTACTCAAATCCACTATCAACAGTATTTTCTAGTACAGGAGATAGAAACTTTTACGTTTTGATAGCGCAAGATCAGAGAAAAGATGCTTTAGCGGCAACAAGCGCAGACGGATTTAATGTGCTGGGAATAGGCAACGCTTTTATTGGCTCTTATTCTATGCAAGTTGCGGTAAATAACTTAGCTACAGTATCATGCGAATTTGTTGGAGCTAATGCCTCAATATCTAATTACTCTGCTGAAAATTATCTTCCTTCGGTAAATACAGCATCATCTGGTCAAGCTGCAACAGGAAAGTTTGGAATAGATTTTTACGATAACTCAAGATCAAGCAGAGTTGCCACAGGATTCAAAGGAATCTTTGATAATGGATGCTATTATGCTGGAGCGTCTATCTCTGCTGAAGCTGTTTATGGAGGAAGCGGAGTTGCATTCGGCCATGTCTTTGAAAACTTCACCTCGTTTTCTTTGCAGCTCGGATTAGAAAGAAAAGCTCTTTATGGATTTGGCAGCAACTATCCAACAACAAGAAAAATTCAAAAACCTGTGGTTGCTACAGTATCTCTTGAATCAATAGTAGAATCATTTGGAGCAGAGAACTTAGCGCAAAAATTACAGCAAGAAAACGTTAGCGTAAGTGGATATAATTTTGACATTACTTTTAGAGACGCGCAATCAAATCCGAAACTAGGAATCAAAGTGCAGAATGCGTTTTTAGACTCTTATTCAATTAATCCTCAGATCGGAGGAAACGCGACAATTCAAACTAATTGGTCTTTTGAAGTTTCCGAAACGACGGGAATATTAATGTCAGGATCGTATGGTCAACCAGCATTAAGTGCGGTTTATGTAAACGAATCTATCAATCCTTAATGTAAATATAAGTATGAGCAAGAGAGCAACAGAACTTCCAGTAGCAACACAGTTAAATTCTCAAGATCAATTTATCTTTTTTAGCAATGTAGATAAAAAGATGAAAAGAGTTGCTAGAGATGATATGTTCGGAAGCAATGGTGTTGCCAGCGCTCTGCCAGCCGTAGAGACGGATTATGTATTAGCCGACGATCCTGTTTATAAGCAATACACTGGATTTGTTTCTCAAGCTTTTGCTCAACAAGAAGTCGCAAACGATTATTTTGATGCGGCTACTGGATACTTGAATCAAGTAACTGATACTTTAAAAATAGCAACAGGAACATTGCAAACTCAGTATGTAGCTGTTTCTGGAGCAACAGATGGAATAAACAGTTCTTTATCAGTTATTTCTGGAGCAACTGGATTGCTTTCAACAGCAACAGGAACTTTGGCTATCCAAATTCAAACCTTAAATTCCACAACAACGGGAATAAGCGGAACATTTAGAAGCGAAATTACTGAAACAAATTTAACGGCAAGTAATATCAGCGGAAGTTTAGCGGCTAGAATTGATGTTCTTGCAGCGAGTGGTAATCTTGGTCTTTCTGGATTTTTAGCGGGAAGAATTGAGGCTTCTGGAGCTGTTGTTATTGACGCTAGTGGAGCGTTAGCTACTCAAATTAATAATGTAAGCGCAACATTCAGCGGTATAAGTGGAACTTTAAATTCAAGAATAACCGATACAGCTTTAACTTTTAGCGATGCAACTGGAACTTTGGCAACTACAATTAGTGACCTTAACAGCGCATTAACTGGAGCGAGCGGCGTTCTCGACGCTAGAGTGACCAATACTAACACAACTTTTACCAACGCTTCTGGCGCTTTGGCTTCGCAAATAAGTTCTTTAGATGCTTTCTATTCTGGTAAAGATGCTGCCGCAAATGCAAGAATTGACGAAACTGGTATAGCCTTTACTAATGTTAGTGGCGCTTTAGCTTCTCAGATTAGCAGCTTGAATGCAACTTTTACTGGCACTACCGCAGCTTTAAACGCTAGAATTGATGAAACTGGTTCTGCATTCGCTAATGTGAGCGGTGCGTTAGCCACTCAAATTCAAACAGTGTCGGCTAAAACAGATACGGTTTCGGGTGCCGTTATAATAGAAACATCCGCTAGAGTTAGCGGAAATAATGCGATTAATAATCAACTTGCTTTAAATTGGGGCGTCAAGTTAACTGGTGACGGAAGAATTCTTGGGGCAATTAATTTATTTTCAAACGAAGAAACATCTAGCTTCAAAGTTCAAGCTGATAAGTTCGTAGTAGAAACACCCGGCGTTCAGTCCGTAACTCTTGTTGATTTGACGGCAAACGGAATGGTTTTAGGTGCAGACATACTTTCTAATAATTTTTCATCTGGAGTCCAAGGATGGAGAATCCAGAGAAATACTGGTGACGCAGAATTTAACAATGTATCTGTAAGAGGCGTAATTAAAGGAGGAACTACTTTTGGAGACGCAACAGAAAACTCATTTGGTATAATTATAACTTCTCCAAACGGCATCAGAAGAGAAACTAACGCTGGAATATTAACTTTGACTGGTGGCGTATCTAATGGATACGCAAATGCGGCTGAAATAAATTTGATAGGAATCCAAGCAGCGTCGAACGCTGGCTCTTGTACACTTTCCGCTGGAAACGGAACAGAAGGACGTGTTTTTTTAAGAGCTGGAGATGAATTTAGATTAACTGTTCACAAAGACGGAAACATAGGAATAGGATCAGGCAAAGCTTCAGGAGCTTCTTACGTATTAGATGTAGCAGGAGACATATCAGCCGATGATGATATTAGAGCTGGAGGCGATGCTGCTATAGTTGGCGTAATTAAAAAACAAACGACAAATGGATATACCGTTCCTCTTTATGATGGAGATAATAATATTGAATTTAAATGGGATGATGCTTTATATGCTAGAATAGGAGCGACTGAAATTGAGTTGGGTGCTGGAGGAGGAGTGCAGGGAGCAACAGGAGCACAAGGAGCAACAGGCTCGCAAGGAACAATAGGAGAGCAAGGAATGATTGGCGCTCAAGGCACTGACGGCGCAACTGGCGCTCAAGGCACTGACGGCGCAACTGGCGCTCAAGGCACTGACGGCGCAACTGGCGCTCAAGGCACTGACGGCGCAACTGGCGCTCAAGGCGCTGATGGTGCTCAAGGCACTACTGGCGCTACTGGCCTCACTGGTCCTACTGGCCCACAAGGCCCGCAAGGCGACACTGGCCTCACTGGTCCTACTGGCCCACAAGGTCCGCAAGGCGACACTGGCCTCACTGGTCCTACTGGCCCACAAGGTCCGCAAGGCGACACTGGCCTCACTGGTCCTACTGGCCCACAAGGTCCGCAAGGCGACACTGGCCTCACTGGTCCAGAAGGTCCACAAGGCCCGCAAGGCGACACTGGCCTCACTGGTCCTACTGGCCCACAAGGTCCGCAAGGCGACACTGGCCTCACTGGTCCAGAAGGTCCACAAGGTCCGCAAGGCGACACTGGCCTCACTGGTCCAGAAGGTCCACAAGGTCCGCAAGGCGACACTGGCCTTACTGGCCCCGATGGCCCTACTGGCCCTACTGGCCCTGATGGTCCTCCTGGTCCCGCTGGTCCTGCTGGCCCTGATGGTCCTCCTGGTCCTCCTGGTCCTCCTGGCGAGCCTGGAGATCCTTCGGACATAAGACTTAAAGATAATATTGAATCATTAAATTACGGACTAGATACTTTAAATAGCATTAAAACATATAAATACACTTGGAATAATAACGTCGAAGATAAGTCTTTGGTCGGCAAGGAGGATGTTGGCGTTATAGCTCAGGACATCAGTGGAATATGGGATTTTGCGATAAAAGACCAATCTATGGTTCCGTCTGCTTCTGGAGAAGCAACCCCTTATATGAAGGTCAACTATTCTAAGTTTATTCCTTTGTTGATTAACGCTGTTCAAGAATTATCTAGCGAAATCGAAAGATTAAAGAAAAAAAATTGATAGAAATTAATTAAGATTGATTACCATAAAGTATGGTAACTAATTATGGCGTATATCCAGGCGCTCTTTCTAAAGAGTTTTGTGATTTAATTTGTAATGCGGCTAAATCTTATCCAGAAAAAGACGCTGTTGTTGGAGGAGGAATTGTAGATAAAAAAATTAGAAGCAGTTATATTCATTGGATACCAGAGTATAAACATCCAGAGATAAGCACAGTTATTGATTGGTATTTAAAAAGTGTGAATAGGGATAGATTAGGATTTGACGTATCATACGGAGCGGGAAATTATCAATATACAGAATATCACGCATCAGAAAATGGACATTATGGATGGCATATTGACTGTATGTATAATAATGATGCTATTTCTGATAGAAAAGTTTCGTTATGTGTTCATTTAAGTGACCCTTCTGAGTACGAAGGAGGAGAATTTTGTATGGATACTTGCGCAACGCCAAAATTTAATCCGTCCGATTTTAAAAAACAAGGATCTGTAATTGTATTTCCGTCTTATATTAAACATTGTGTTACTCCTGTAACAAAAGGAGTAAGAAAAAGTTTGGTTGTTTGGTACAATGGGCCAAGATTTCGATAAATAAATTGAAATAGAGTTTTAAAAAAATAACATTCTTTACAATGTTAGCTAAATACGTTATTACGAACGGCGGAAGTTTACATCCGCTCGTTATCCCAGCATCAGAAACTAACGGAACAGGATTAATGAATCCTTCTGTGTACGTAGATAACGGCAAGGTAGTCATGAACTTGCGTCATTGCCAGTACACAATCTATCACGCTGAAAAAGGTATTTTTGAACATCAGTATGGTCCATTAGTTTATCTTAATCCAGAGAACGACATCACTCTTACAACAAAGAATTTCTTCTGCGAACTAGACGAGAAGATGAATATCGTTAAGAGTACAAAGGTTGATACATCTAAGTTAGACGTAAAACCGATTTGGGAATTTATCGGACTTGAAGATGCGCGAGTTGTCCGCTGGAGCGGCAAGCTTTACCTTTGCGGAGTAAGGCGCGACACAACAACAAACGGAGTTGGCAGAATGGAGCTTTCCGAAATTGAAGTATCCGCTGATTCTGTTAAAGAAATCTCTAGAGTTAGAATTGACGCTCCTGCGCCAAACACTTCTTACTGCGAAAAGAACTGGATGCCAATTTTAGATAAGCCGTATCACTTCATCAAGTGGACAAATCCAACTGAAGTTGTAAAGGCTGATCCTGTTACTGGCGCTTGTGAAACGGTAGTTCTTCAAGAACTGAATGCAGGTTACAGCGGCAATATTAGAGGTGGCTCGC